TACATTTGTAGCAACAGACAGTAAGCGTATTGCTAAACTGTTTCCAATAAAATGGTGTATACAAACAGGTAAGGCTGACAATGGTACACATAGATTATCTAAGCGAGTTGTATTAGATTTAGTAAGTAGTTATGACTATATATTAAACGTGCAAGGTGATATGTTAGATATAAATTTAGATACAATGAAACCTATAATAAAAACGTTAAATGAAAAAGATGTAAGTTGTTTAACAGCTTATACAAAAGGTGCTAAACCAGATGACGTTAAAGTTATACACCAAAACGATAAAGCCATGTGGTTTACAAGATCTGACATAGGTTATGGTGATAGACATTTAGGTATATATGCTTATAATCCTTATATGTTAAAAGCATATAGAGTTATGAAAGATAAATATAAATCAGAAAATTTAGAACAAAACAGAATATTAGGTTTATACGATGTTAATGTAGTTGAAACTACATATGATGGTGTAGAGGTTAATACTTATAAAGATATAAAATGAAATACGGAGAAAAATACAAAGCACTACACCAAGGTGCTGCATATAAAATAAAAGAACGTGACGGTAGTTGGAGAGAAAAAGTTGAAGGTGGTTATGGTGATGGTAGTGGTTGGAAAACAATATTGCATCCAGCAAAAAAATGGATAAGTGAAAATCCAGCTTCAATGATATTAGATTATGGTTGTGGATCTGCTCAAGTTTGGCATAAAAGAAAAGGAATATATAATGGTGAAAAATATACAAGGCCAGGCAAAAGAGTTCCAGATAGATATGATGCTATGACGTTAATGGAATATCTAGGTGAAAATGTTGCTGGTTTTTATAGGTACGACCCATGTCACCCTATATATCATGTTAGACCACCACAGGTAAAATTTGATATGACAGTATGTATAGATGTTTTAGAACACGTACCGTTAGAAGAGCTACCAGCTTTATTAAGAGATCTAGCAGATTTAACTTGCACATGCGGTGTTATAGTTTTATCAATACCTATGTCACCTTCACATGCACACTTTGATAACGGCGAAAACATGCACGTTACATTAATGCATCCAAATGAGTGGAAAAAATTAATAAGAAAATATATACCAAAACATAAACTTATAGTAAATTTTACTAAATGAAAAAACCAATATTAATAGCTGGAAGCTGTAGCGTTGAAGGTAGAATACAAGCGCATACTATAGTTGACAAGTGTAGTGAGCTAGCGGATAAGTATGGCTTTGATTATTATTTTAAAGGATCATTTGATAAAGCAAATAGAACTTCTGTAAACTCTAAACGAGGTATTGGCATAGATAAAGCTATAGAAATATTTGCTGAATTAAAAGATTTATTTGATTGTAAGATTACTACAGATATACATGAACCTTGGCAAGCAGATAAATTAGCAAACGTTGTAGATATTATACAAATACCAGCATACTTGTGTAGGCAGACTGATTTATTAGTAGCTGCAGGTAATACGTTTAGCACTGTTAATATTAAAAAAGGACAGTTTATAGATGGTAGTAATATGATACACGCTGTTAATAAAGTTAAAAGTACAGGTAATAATAAGATTATGCTAACTGAAAGAGGTAGTATGTTTGGTATGGGTGATCTTGTTGTAGATTTTAGACAGATCGTAGATATGAAAGAATTAGACGTACCAGTTATAATAGACTGTACGCACTCAACACAAAGACCTAATTCAGGCAGCACAACAGCTGGCCAACCACGCTATGCTATACATATTGCAAAAGCTGCAAAAGCAGTTGGCGTTGATGGTTACTTTTTTGAAGTACACGAAAATCCTAGCGCAGCATGGAGTGATGGGTCTAATATGATTAAGTTAGATAAATTTGAAGAAATATTAAAACAATTAGTATGAGAGTATTTATAGGACATGATAGTCGATACCCAGAGGCAACTAAAGCCTGTTATAAATCTATAAAAAAACATAATAAAAATATAAAGATAATTCCTTTGTATAAACACAAGTTGATAAATAAAGATATATACGGTAGAAAAGAAACAGAAGGTGAATCAACAGAGTTTTCATTTACACGTTTTTACACACCACTTATGTCTAAGTATACAGGTGTGTCTATGTTTTGTGATAATGATTTTATATTTAGAGATGATGTTGCTAAGGTTTTTGATTATTTAAAAGAAGACGATTTAGTAGCTTGTGTAAAACATAAGTACTACGATATTCAACAAACAAAGATGAACGGTATTATTAATAAGTCTTATCCAAGAAAAAACTGGAGTTCATTAATGGTTTTTAATAATGAAAAACTAAAAGACATTTTAACAAAAGAATATTTAGATAATGCTAGTGCAGCAGATCTACACCAGTTAGTTTGGGCTGGTGATAAAATAAGTAAAATAGAAAAAACTTGGAATCATTTAGTAGGTGAACAACCTTACTCCAAGAAAAATCCAGCTAAAGGAATACACTTTACAAATGGTGGACCTTGGTTTGAAGAATATAAAGATTGTGAATTTGCAGATGAATGGAGAAGTATATTAAAGAGTTAGTAAAAGATAAATCAATTATCTTTGTAGGCAACTCTGTTGAGATAATGGCGCATAAAAATAAAGATTTTATAGATAGCCATGATATAGTTGTTAAGTTTGGTAGAGCATTAGAAGCTACTGAAGAGCAAGAAGAGTCTTTAGGTTCTAAGTGTGATATATGGATAACAGGACAATTTAGATCTCATGCTTTTAAAAAGAAAATGGAAGAATTTAAACCTGGTGGTAAGTTTGAAAAAACTACTATATTAATAAATAGATCAAGAGGTAATTTTAAAGTAAAAGAGTTTGTAATTGAAAAACACATATGCGAAGAATTGATAAAATATGGTTACAAACAAATGTATACTGACAAAGAAATAATAGATACTATGAAGGTTTATGACATGGATGTGTTAACATCAAAACAAAGACCTTCTACTGGTTTTTTAGCAATAGCTTGGTTTATAGAAAAAATAAAGACTTATAAAAGTCTTTCAATAATAGGTTTTGATTTTTTTGCTAAGTCAACAGTAACAAGAAGAGTAGGTCACAATAAGAAAACAGGTAAAGAAGAGATAAGCGCTCATGATCCACATAGCTGGCATTTACCAATATATGCTAGACCTCACAGCGCACATTCACATCATCTCGAAGAACAATTTGTTTCTTGGCTAGCAAGAACTGGTCAATTGACTTGGCATATATTAAGTGATTTAAGTGAAAAGAAAATTAAGTACACGGGTTGGGCAAAGAATATGCCTATGGTTATATGTTCACCTGAGCGTACTAAATACTATAAGAAAAGAATAAAAGCTACTTAGCTCCACACGGTTTACCGTTGGCTATATTAACCCACTTTTCTTTTTGGAACCAGTCTCTTAATGTAGCACCTTTTTTTCTAGCGCCTTTTACATTAGACTTACTAGATCTTTTGTACTTACCTGAAGCAGCAGCGCTACGTTTAGCACGTATAACTTTTTGCTTTTCAGCTTTACTCATACTTTTATATTTATTGTATGGTAAACAGACTTTTTTAGTCCCTCCGCCTTTTATTTTACTTTTTGGCATTTTTCTTCATAGGCGTGTGTCCACAGCCTCTATTTTTTAATTTCATATGCTTAGCAAAAGTGTTTGCGTTATGTACTGATCCATCTTTACAGTACATTTTATGAGGTTTGAATTTATCTTTTTTCATTTTGTTTTATTTATTTGTTCCTGCGTTATTTTTTTCCCAAGGTAATCCTCGGCTTTTTGTGTTTATGTAATCAGTTGCTATTTTCAAGCTTTTACCACCTGGATTAGACTTCCATTTGTAGTATAAACTATTAAATTGCAATTGTGGTTCATGATCATTACCAGCTAAACTCATTTGTTTTTTATGACCTCTTTCATGCTTTATAGTTTCAAGCATTTGTTTAGGTTTTAAATTTTTATTTACAAATATAGTTTTATTCTCATCAATATAACCCCAGTGTTTATTACTAGGCATATCAACAAGTTTAATAACATTATCTAGTTTGTTAGAACTTGGATGCAAGTTTAACAACTGATGAAAAGGTTTCATCTTAAATGACATTATTTCTTTTTTCTTCTAGTTTTTGTTTTCTTTTTACGGTTAGGATTACCTTTACCGCCGTCTTTTTTACTTGCCCATACAGCTTTTCTTTGGGCTGCGCTTTTATATCCCATTATTTTCTTCTTTTAATTTTTTTACAACTACCTGGTGAAAATGGTTTTTTACCTTTTACCGGTGCATAACCTGGCCAACATCTGCCTTTCTTTTTACTTTTTACCACCTTTACCCATTTTACCTGGTCCACCTCTTTTAGTACATCTTACACCCCATCCTGAAGCGTAAGCGCTAGGCCATACCTTAAACTTTCTTTTTGCTGCGCTTTTACAAGCTGGACTAATTTTTCCCATTGCCTTTAAATTTTTCAATTGAACTTATACCAAAGCAACCTAAAGTAACCCAAACAAACGAGTTGTAAACAACTTCATTTATAATAAGATCTTTATCTGCTATAAGACTTGTCAACAAATCAGCCACGGCAAATAATACCATAACTATAAATGAAGCAAAGCCTACTATATTTTTTTCGTTAATGTCGTTTTTATCTTTAAATAACGTCCACATATTATTTCTTTTTACCTCCACGTGAGTATGGAAATAAAGCATTCATAGCTTGACGTCTACCTTCGCATCCGCAAGGTATATTTAAGCCTTCTGAAACTCTATCTACCATAGACTTAATACCAGTCTTAGTGGTGAATTTATGTATACTGTCTCCTAATCCTCTTGATTTCATAATATTAACATTTCCATCTACGTCTAGCAGCTCGACCTCTTTCACCGGTCCAACCTTTTGATCTAGCGCAAAATGATTTTCTACGTTTAGCAGCTT